ACAAGTATATTCAGGACCAAATCAAAACCCGTCAGCAAAATCAAATTTTGGCTGCTGCCTAATAGGAGTCGATGCAATGACTATCAAAATCAAAGTGTACTCTGATCCTGGTCACGCCTGGGGTGCTGTGAAGCGTAAGGTGCTTGATCAGTTGGGCATCACTAACACTATCACCGAATATTCTTATCAGAAGGGTGGTACGGTCTATCTAGAGGAAGATTTGGACCTCGGTACGCTACTTACTACTTTGCGTGATAAGAATATCGGCTTTACGGTTGTCGAAAAGAATTCGGCAAATCGTTATAGCCCGATTCGTGGTTATGAACGATTCAAGGCTTGACAATAGTTTGGATATCAACTATGATATCTAAACACTAATTTATAGGAGACTCTCACATGGCTATTTCTGATAATTTTACTGTTACTAGTGCGCAAGCACGTAAGGCGATTCTCAAAGCATTCAAGGCTAAGCGTCCGGTATTTCTCTGGGGTCCTCCCGGTATCGGTAAGAGTGAGGTCGTGAGTGAAATCACTAACGAACTCGGCGGCTTGATGATTGACTTGCGCATGGCGCAGATGGAGCCTACTGACTTGCGTGGTATCCCCTACTACAACAAGGACAACGGTCGCATGGACTGGGCTCCCCCGGTCGATCTTCCGGACAGTGAACTTGCTAGCAAGTATCCCGTCATTGTTCTCTTTCTTGACGAGATGAATTCTGCACCGCCCGCTGTTCAGGCTGCTGGCTATCAGTTGGTTCTCAATCGTCGCGTAGGCAAGTATGTATTGCCTGACAATGTTGTAATCGTTGCAGCAGGTAATCGTGAATCTGATAAAGGCGTCACGTATCGCATGCCTATGCCGCTTGCTAATCGTTTCTTGCATCTTGAAATGCGCGCCGATTTTGCGTCATGGCAAAACTGGGCGGTAAATGCAGGCATTCATACTGATGTTGTTGGTTACTTGTCGTTTGCTAAAAATGACTTGTATGACTTTGACAACAAATCGTCTAGTCGCGCATTCGCTACCCCGCGTAGTTGGACATTCGTTTCGCAATTGCTTGACGATGAGGCAGATACAGACAACGATACGTTGTTCAATCTTGTCGCTGGTGCTGTCGGCGAAGGTCTTGCCGTCAAGTTTATGGCTCACCGCAAGGTTTCTAGCAAGATGCCGAACCCATCTGATATTTTGTCAGGTAAGGTCAAGGACCTCAACGTCAAAGAAATTTCGGCTATGTATTCCTTGACTACCTCAATGTGTTACGAATTGCGCGATGCAATTGAGAACAAGGTCGATATGAAGAAGTTCCATACTATGGCTGATAATTTCTTCAACTATATGATGGCAAACTTTGAGACTGAACTTGTAGTGATGGGTGCCAAGGTCGCGCTCAAGACTTTCAAGTTGCCCATCGAACCCAGTCAGTTGAAAAACTTTGACGAGTTCCACAAAAAGTACGGTAAGTACATCGTCGAGGCTGGTAACTAATATAAAAATCCTATCCGGTAGATTGCTAAGTAACGTGAGAGTCCTTAGCGTCTACCGGGTAGGTACCTTTTATGCTTCATAAAGAAATTTCAAAATGGATAAAAAACTACGCTAAGAAAAACAAACTTGAAAGTTTGGTCGTTGGCGTTAGTGGCGGTATCGATAGTGCAGTGGTTAGCACATTGTGTGCCAATACAGGATTGATGACCCGTGTTGTGACTATGCCTATCAGGCAAAATAAAAAGACGCATGAACTTAGTTTGCGTCATTGTGAATGGTTGTTTGAGAGAACCTTCAATAGAAAGTTTGGAGCTACAAGCCCTGGACCTATTCTTCATATCAACATTGACCTGACTAAGACCTTCGCGGTATTTGAAAAGCAATTGAAGTTAGCAGGACATGCTAGTGATTTAGCTTTCGCTAATAGTCGTAGCCGACTACGCATGATGACATTGTACCAGATCGCACAAAGCAATAATGGTATTGTTGTGGGTACTGGTAACAAGGTAGAAGATTTTGGTGTAGGTTTTTTCACCAAGTATGGTGATGGTGGTGTGGATATCAGTCCTATTGCTGACCTAACCAAGACAGAAGTTTGGGAAATGGGTCGTGAGTTGGGCATTATTGAAGATATCATCAACGCACCCCCTACAGATGGTTTGTGGGATGATGGTCGCAATGACGAGGACCAACTTGGTATGAGTTACGCCGATTTGGAAGTTGCTATGGAGCAGGATACTTTGGGCCTTGAAGTGACCGATAAAGTACATAAGAAAAATCTAGCTAAGTATCGAAAAATACGCGCTAGAAATATGCATAAAATGCATCCCATTCCGGTGTATAAAAAGCTATAATTTTGCTGGAAAATAGTTGTTGACTTTGGTCCTGTATTTTAGTATAATATATACATATGAATGATAGGAGTATCAGCATGAGTGACGTTATTCCCGGTACTAAGGGCAAGAAAAAGTCTAAACGCAATAAAAAGTTTGACAATCTTATCGGTCCTACTGACCCGAAAATTGATGCTCAGGCGCGTGAACGTCTTGTGACGGCACGTATCGGTCTACTGTTGCGTCATTCGTTTTTCGGTAATCTCGCTACTAGACTTCAACTAATCAATGCTGACGATTGGTGCGGTACTGCCGCGACTGACGGTCGTAAGTTTTATTACAATTCAAAGTTTATCACTTTGCTCAAGCCTAGAGAAGTCGAATTCTTGGTTGCGCATGAAGTGTTGCACGTTGTCTATGATCATATGGGTCGTCGCGGTGAGCGTGACCCACAGATTTTCAATATCGCAAATGACTATGCGGTGAATGCTGACTTGAAGCGTCACAAAGTGGGTCAGTTTATTACTAGTGTTCCGGCATTGTACGAACAAAAGTATGACGGTAAGTCTAGCGAAGAAATTTATGATGACTTGATGAAGAATGTTCAGCCTGTCACACTGGACCAACTAGTCGAACAGTTGCTCGACGAGCATATGGACGGTGATGGTGAAGGCGATAGTGATAGTGAAGGTGGCGATGGTGAAAACAAGGGTAAAGGCAAGCGTCCTGCACCGATGACGCCTGAAGAGCGTGAGGCTCTCAAGCAAGAAATCAAGCAGGCTGTAATCAATGCAGCGCAAAGTGCAGGTGCTGGCGAGTTGCCTGCAGGTGTTGAGCGTCTTATCAAAGATATGACAAACCCTGTCATGCCCTGGCGTGAATTGATTCAGACTAACTTGACGAGTGCGATCAAGACTGACTTCAGTTGGATCAAGCCCAGTCGTCGGGGTTGGCATATGGATGCTGTTATGCCCGGCATGACGCCCGGCGAAGAGATCGATGTTGATGTCTTTATTGACTTGTCCGGTTCTATTAGCGATACTCAGGGCAAGGCATTCTTGACTGAAATCGCAGGCATGATGAGTGCTTTTGATGGTTATCGCATCAATGTACATTGCTTTGATACTGAAGTGTATAACCCGCAAACTTTCACTAGTGAGAATCTTGACACCATCGAGGGCTATCAATTGCACGGTGGCGGTGGTACTGACTTCACTTGTATCTTTGATTATTTGAAGAAAGAAGGTCGTGTGCCTACTCGACTCATCGTATTCACTGACGGTTACCCCTTCGGTAGTTGGGGTGATGAGAACTACTGTGATACGACATGGATCATTCACGGTGATCCTAACCCGAACCCACCGTTCGGTACTTTTGCTCTCTATGACGATCATAAAAAGCATTGAGGAAATAACAATCTTTGAATCGCCAGACGGTGGTAAGACTGTCTATGCTAGAAAGAGTGGCGAAACAGAAAGAACCATGATCATAGAAGATCCCGGTAAAAAGGATCGTGATCGTTGGTTAGAGTGGCGCGATATATTAGAAGCAAGTAAAGATAATACAGCACTAGCAGATCAAATAGAAAAGGCAGAAATGATATGGAATTTAACAAAGCATCGATGATATATTATGTTAAACATGTTTTAATATTTGTATTCTGGTTTGTTATAGGTTTTTTAGGTATTAACCTGCTACTAAGTTTAGGTGACTAGTGATTAGAAACTTCATTGCCATGTGGGACAATCAAGGTTTGGAATGTATCTTTGATGTTGATGCTGAAATGGCTCAACGTGATGCCTATGAAAAGCGTAAACTATGGAACATCCTTAAGGACGAAAAGATGTTAGAATACCGTCCGGGCATTCCTTTACAAAGTATGATACTACGCGCCAAATATAACAGCCAGCGTCATTATGAAATCTATCAATTTGTTACTGATGGATTAGATATGGATGATGTAAAATCTATGTTTGAAGATAGCCCGCAATTCATTGTAGATCACATACGTAAAAATGGCAGTAAGATTTATAGCGACCGTTTAGAACAACATAGGGTTGTAATTACATGATGCTTGTTGGTACTAGTTTGGGTGGATGCTTGAAGTCACTTGCGTTAGGTGAAGTGAGCGTAGATGATGTTTTGGTCATCATCACTAGAACTAGTTGTCCTGACTTAGAACAATTGATAGGTATTGTAAAATCCTATTATGAGTATGGTAATGTTGGTGCTAGACAACGTAGCAACTATGATCTATCTGATTGTGATATTGATAGTGTGATAGATATAGCAAGTGAACTATACCGTAATGGCAAGATACATCAGCCACGATTGTATAATGGATCCGGTGGATTCGTTCATGTTGAGTTGTCACGAAAAGAGATTTGGATACCATTAGCACCATCACCTAAGACGGATGACCAGATGGTCGTAGATGCCTATGAAAAATATATGGTACTTAGGAACCTAATGGCATGAATGATATCAGTTTAATGGCATGGTTTGGGCAAAGACAACTAGATTTTTGCCCAAAACATTTTATAAAAGCAAATACCCCTGTTAATGAAAATTCTATCAAATGGATTCAAGAAAGATTAACCGGCAGATTTTATCTGACTGATGAAGGCTTTTTTTATGATATTGTGTATTTTGAAGATCCGCAAGAAGCCATTTTATTTGAACTAACGTGGTCTTAAAATAATTACCACGAACAATTTGTAAGTAAATAAAACACTAGTAAGGAGAACATAATTATGTTTTTAAGACACATTGGTAGACATGGTGATCGTAAGGTTGCTGTGATTTTCCGCGAAGTACCTGGTGAACCACATATGTGTTTAGTCACATATCCTGAAGTGCTAAATCAACACATTCATGATCCACTCATGAAGTGTATTGAAAGTGATATCGGACAAAATAGTGAAAATCTTGCCGATGCTCTAAACCGCACTTATACAAAAGAAGGACAAATCATTCTTCAAAAGTTACATGCTGAAGGCATGTTGAAGAAGATTCGCACTGAACTTGTCGTGATGACACCACAGCCAAATGTACTAATCAAACTTGATGAACTCAACAAGATCCTTGATGAGATGAAGCAAGGTGAAGAGGCTGTCAAAAAATTAGCTGAGATGGACGCAAGCAGAGGATTACAAGATCCAGTAGACGTTGCAAGACGTTTGCGCGGTGACAAGAAACAAGCTCCAGTTCAATCAACAGGCGATGCATTAGGTGATCAAGCACTAGCAAACAACCTACGTCAGCAGGCTGAACGTATGGAGCGTGAAGCAAAGGGCTTGCTTGCTGAAGCAGCACGTTTGTCAAAGGAAGCAGCAACTCTTGATCCAGTCAAGGTTGAAACACCTAAGGCAAAAAAGACAACTAAGGCAAAGACTAAAGTAACGGCGTAATATAGATGTCCCCAGAGTTTATGAAGAAGTGGGAACATATTATTGAAGATGTCGATAAGCAAAAAATCCCTGTCGAATTTATCAAAAAGTTAGTGATAAAAATGACAGGGAAGCGCCAACAGACAATTAATATAAAAAAGTTCCTTGATCAAGGTTTGGCCCCCGAACAGATCGAAGAGGCTGTTAGCCGTAAACTATCTGAACATGACGATCAGATTTTAAGTGTTGAATTCGTTTTGAATATAGAAAGTATTGCCGAGACTGTACAACCAGAAACAGACAGGTTGCTTAGTAAATTCAAATGAAAGCATACCACGACTTACTCATCGATATATTAAACAACGGTGAAGTCCGTGATGACAGAACCGGGGTAGGTACTATAAGTGTATTCGCCCGTCAGTTGCGTTTTGATTTACGAGAGAGTTTTCCTGCTATCACTACAAAGAAACTAGCATGGAAGTCATGCGTAGGTGAACTACTTTGGTTCCTTGAAGGCAGCAGCGACGAACGTAGACTTGCTGATATCACTCATGGTAGTGGTACAGGCAAAGTTACTATCTGGACGCCAAACGCAATGGCAGGTTACTGGAAGCCCAAAGCAAAGTTTAATGGTGATCTAGGTCGTGTATATGGTGTACAGTGGCGTAGTTGGAACAAGCACAATCTAAAGTGTGATTTTGGTAAGACATATGAACCAGGTTACAATCGTGCTGCCACAGACTGGAAACAAATCGATCAAGTAAAAGAATTGATAGAAGGATTGAAAAATAATCCTAACGGACGTAGACATATCTTATCAGCATGGAACGTGGGTGAATTAGACCAAATGGCATTGCCACCTTGTCATGTGATGAGTCAATTCTATGTAAGTAAAAACAAAGAATTGAGTTGCCATATGTATCAGCGTAGTGTAGATGTATTTCTGGGTTTACCATTCAACATAGCGAGTTATGCTTTACTCACGCATATGATTGCGCAAGTATGTGATCTCAAGGTTGGCGAACTTATAATATCAACGGGCGATACCCATATCTATAGTGATCATGTTGAACAAGTGAACGAACAATTACGTCGGGAGATGTATCCGGAACCCACATTGTGGTTGAACCCAGAAATCAAAGATATCGATAAGTTCACTATGGACGATATCAAGTTGCTAGACTATCAAAGCCATGATAGTATAAAAGCTAAGATGGCGGTGTGATATGCAAGAAGTTATCGTACATAAAATACGAATGGGCGATGTAGAAGATCCTGATATCATGGTTGCGGACCCAATTTGGAAGTGGCAACAATCAGACGAAGGAAAATGGATCATGGAGAAAAGCAAACAGCAGCCCATGTGGAAGCGTAATATAGATACTGCTAGTTATGGGTATGTGTACACTATACATGCCTGGCTAGACGGACAAGATTTAACCTATTGGAAATTAAAATATGAGTGATATATTAGTAACAGGTGGATATGGTCTTATAGGACATAATGTGGTTCGCAAGTTGAGAGACTTGCGCCATCGTGTTTGCGTAGTTGATACTAAAACTAATTACGGTATTATTCCACAAGATGAAATTGATTATCTCATGGATGAGCGATTAAAAGTAACAGGTGCAACAGAATACTTTCCTCATGACATCAGCGACAGATTTTTGATGAGTCACACATTTCGTCGCTTTCAGCCTGACATTGTTATACATATGGCAAGTTTCCCACGACAGAAAGTTGTCAACGCTAACCCTCCTGCAGGGTCTAAAGTGATGAGCGAAGGTTTACTAAACCTACTTGAAGAATCAAAAGAACACAAAGTCAAAAAGTTTCTTTACATTAGCTCAAGCATGGTCTATGGCGATTTTAAAGATGATGTAAAGGAAGATGCTGTATGCCGCCCGCAAGGACAGTATGGAATCATGAAACTTGCTGGTGAGTGGCTAGTTAAAGATTATACACGTAATTATGGATTAGCGCATACTATCATTCGTCCAAGTGCTGTATATGGACCGCTTGATGTTGAAGATCGTGTCATCGCCAAGTTCATGCTTACAGCAATGCGCGGTGGTACTCTCAAAGTCAATGGGGCAGGTGAGACATTAGACTTTACTTATGTTGATGATGCAGCCAATGGAATCGTAGCTGCCGCACTAACTGAAAATACTGATAATAAAACGTATAACATCACCAAGAGTCACAGTCGCACACTATTAGATGCTGCCAACCTCGCTGTGAAGATAGCAGGTAAAGGTGAAATAATAGTTCGTGATAAGGACAAAGATTTTCCAAGTCGCGGTGCATTGAACATCGACGCAGCAAAAAAAGATTTCGGATTTGATCCAAAGGTCGATGTTGAAGAAGGATTCGAACGCTACTATGACTGGCTCAAAAATAGCCCATTTTGGTCTAGCAAGACAGTATAAAAATCTAAAAGCTGAATTATTAGAAGCCACTGATTTAGTGCTACGCAGTGGCGAACTGATGAATGGTAGTTATACCTTAGCTTTTGAAACATGGCTTGCTATGCGAACCAACACAGCCTACGCATTAACAGTACACAGTGGAACGCAAGCATTAGAAATTATCGCACGTTGGGTACGCAAAACATCTGACGATAATTTCGATCACCCGCCCATAGTTAGAATACCTAACATTACATATGTTGCTACGCTCAATGCCTTTGCTAAAGCAGGGTTTGTAATTGAGTTAGTTGATACAGATAAAAATGGATTGATGCAACCTGATAACACAAATCTATTACAAAACTTTACTAAATTTTCATGTAACGTAGGGCTTTATGGTGCTAACCCAACATTACAGGCTGTCACTGGACACAATTATAATGATGTAGTAGACGGCGCACAACATTGGCTCGTTGCTGATAACGTCGGTGCTGGTATGGCAATCAGTTTCGATCCAACTAAAAACTTACCTGCTAGCGGCAATGGTGGTGCTATAGTAACTAATGAGCGTGAGTTATATGAGTACGCTTTTAGTTTTCGTAGCAATGGCAAACCTGACCATGAAAGCCCAGGTACTAATAGCAGAATGAGCGAACTTGATTGCGCACACTTGTCAGTACGTGCTAACTATATCGACAAATGGCAATGGCGTCGTAAAGAAATACGTCATTACTATTTGGATGAATTGCGTAATGTAAATGTTCGTTGCTTGAGTAGAGATCATCTAGTACATGCTGATCAAAAGTTTGTTGTGTATACAGAACGTAGAAACGAACTACAACAATATCTAACTGACGCAGGTATTGAAACTAAGGTCCATTATGCTAAAGCATTAAGTGAATTACCGATAGCTAAACACATATATAGTAAACCTGATATGTTGAGTGTCAGTATAAACTTGACTAGAGGATTATTGAGTTTGCCTATCTATCCAGAGTTATCTGATAGCGAGGTCGAATTTATTATAGGAAAGGTCAAAGAGTTTTTTAAGGATTGATTTTTTCTTTAAATTCGCGTTCTAAATCTAAAATATAAATTTGTGTTTCAATGTCTAATTGTGAAAATGCACTTATCACATTTTGTTTTGTCGGCAACTTTCCTTCGACATTAAAATTTATATCTTCATACTTTACTATTTGGCAACCATCTTTATTTAAAGTATGCCAGTGTAAAATTCTATCAAACAAGTTTTTGATAGCCACACGATCAGCTTTTACATCCTGCATTACTATATTATTTTTTGTTGGCTTCCAAAAACCCGTAGTATATGCTAAGGCATAACTTGCTAATTGATTTACTAAATTTTCCCTATAAAGGAAAATATTTTTGTGAGCCTTACGAAATAGATAATCATAAGCTCTATCAGACATAGGTAATATATGATTGTGTAAAATTAAAGGATTCTTAGTATCATTATGTTTATCAAGTAAATTTATTCTATATTCTTCTTCTTGTGTAGGTGTGTTTATTCTCTTGCCTGATTTGTGTTTATAAACTACCGACTGACGTAATATATCAAAATTATAAGAAGGATATGTACATTTGTCAGAATATTCATAAACCCAATCACTAGCATTAGGTTTAGCATAATTTATAAAATAAAAGTAATTTAGATATTGATGGAAAATTGAAACTTTATTACCTTGCTTTTCCTGTTCTTGCGCAAGATAAGAGCAATACCAATTGCTCCCGGTTCTAGGAGTGCTCCACAAATTTATAATCATGAATTATTTACTTACTGACGCTTTCAAATATTTCTTTTTGCTTGTTATACCATTCTTTCCAAGCAGCGTTTTGAGCAGCGCACATATGGTACTTGTTATAGTTACCTACAACAGTCTTTAGGAAGTCACTAAAGTAAACTTTATCTTTACCGATTTTATCTAACTGATCACATTCAACTAAAAGTATTTCTGGGGCTTCTGGAAATTTTGCTGTCACAGGAACAGTGGTAGTACACCCGACTAAAAATAAACTCATTACGCATAATAGTAGTATATTTTTCACTTTGGTTCCTCTTCCGTTCTAGTTGCTACTACATCTTTAGTTGCGACTTCTATCGGAGCTTCATTGCTTGCTGACATATCATGTGCTTTTATTGCAACTTCAGGAACAGTACAGTTAGTATCAAATACTTTCACTTCTCTATCTATATATTCAACTACTTTGGCACCCTTGACCTTGATGTATTCTTTCTCTGTGACTATTTTTTCTACGATTTCTGTGTTGACTACAGCAGCTTTGGCCTGCGCTTCAGCTACCTTAGCTTCCATCTCTTTTACACGTAACTCCCATTTAGCCTTCTCAGCTAAACCCCCCTCGAGGTATACGCCTAATGATAATAGTAGTAGACTTATGATTTGTATTGGAAGTTTATACTTGCTGACGAAGGGTATGAAACCTAATACGAAACCAGCAATGGTTCCAACAATACCTGCTAGGAATATCAGATGGACTACGAACTCAGGTAACCAGTTTATTATCCACATATGACATTATTTATGCTAAATACTAGTAGGAGTCCTAAACATGGCAATTCAACTTGTAAACATAGGTGTATTACCCAACGACGGCGAGGGTGATCCGTTACGTACGGCGTTTCAAAAGATAAACAACAACTTTGTTTTCATGCAACAAACCAGCACTCAAATCGCAAGTGCTGTAACATTAAACGATAGTCCTAATCAACCTATCTGGACATACCCTGTCGATGAATTTACACAAGTACTCATTCAACTGCACAGTTATCGCTCAGATAATAATGACAGTCAAAATGCATTGATAGGTGCATCTATATATAATGATCAAAGCGATGTAAAATATACTGTATACGGTATCACAAATACGGGTTCATGGTTAACACAATACGATATGGATGTGCTAGACGGAAACGTAAGATTATTAGTAAGTCCACTACAAGATACAACTATCAATCACTTTTTAGCATATCAAGTCACTTATGCCGGCGATCTAGGATTAGGTGTGCCTATGGTATCGGAAAGTGGTGCAGGTTTAGTTACTGAAACCGGCAACGTCATGATTACTACAGAAGGCTAATATGCGCGCCAGAGAATTTCTTACAGAACAAGAATTAGCTGACGTTCATGATAATTTAGATATCGCGGCATTATCATTGCCATATACTTTTATGATTCCAGAACTTTCTAATAGTAACTTCTATGATTTATATAGATTTGGTGTTGCTATTGCTAGAGTGAAGGGAGATGAAGGGCAAGAGGATAAAGTACAGGATCCTGATAGACCAGAATTTAGAGCAAGTTCAGAATGGGGTCAGCATCCTATCATAAGCAGTTATGATCCAAATTTAGGTAGCTGGATAGACAAGGCATTATCCGTGACTCATCACAAAGGTAAAAAAGAAATTAGCCCGCCCGGTAGTCGTGAAATGAAAGACACTAATAAAGGTTCTCCTATCAAACCATTCAAAGGTTATAAAAGATGAGAGCCAAAGAATTTATAATTGAAAGACAAAAAGGACCTATAAGTAAAAGGTTTCGTAATGCTAGTACTGGAATTCATACGTTCGGTAGAAGTAATTTTGACAACACATATGATTTGCATAGAGTAATGATGGCTGTCGCACAGACAGACGGAAAAAAGAAACCTGACATAGATCATGAAAGCTGGGCAGCAAAACATAATACCGCCCATCCTTACACTTATGTTGAACAAGAGATGCTTGAGTTAGCCTATGACGCCGCAGGAATTCCATTCGTGGATCTCAACAAAGGTGATTTAGAAAGTAAAGAATTACCTAATACAAATAAACAAAGTCCTATCAAACCGTTCAAGGGATATAAAAAATAATTATAGTCTTTTTCCTGTATAAGTATTGCTAACGATACACAGG